AGATTTCATAAGAGGGTAACTTCTTAGGGAAAGAATAGTTTATTTATCCGCCAAGATAACTGATAAACTATTCTTTTTGTTTTTCATCTAACTTTTTAATTCCTCTCCTTACTGCTTCCATTTGATTTACTTTTTCTTTCAAACAATATTCAGTTAATATTTTTTTACTTTCTTCATCAATTCTAACAGTTATTTTATAAGGTTTTGGATTATCTGTTGGACGACCTAATTTTTTAGTCAATTTCTCCACCTCCTTTTATGACTGTCTTAATTATATATTATGACCGTCAAAAAGTCAAGAGAAATTTTTTATTTCATAATTTCTTTCATTTTTTGATTATATTCTTTGATGTTTATAGATTTATAAAATTTAAAACATTCAACTAAATATTCAGATGTTGTATAAAAAGAATCTTTCAAAACAAATAAACCTAATTTTTCAACTTCATCTTTATCTATTTTTATCTGTTCTTTAATATTCTTATTCAAATCAAAGAAATATGCTTCTTTTTTCATAAGTAAAATAACAGTATTACTTCCAATATATTTTTTTATATCTTCAAAAGTCTTTGCTGTTGTTTCACCTAATTTTAAATGTAGACTGGTATCAAAACATATTTTTGATATTTTTTCACCTATTTTAGCCTTAGCAAAATCATCATAGAAATCAGCTATATCGCTTGATTTTAACATTTCCTGCAATTCTTTGAAATCTTCTTCTGAATAATCAACAACATTAGTGATATCCCCCTCAAGTAAAGCAAATCTATGTTTACAATATTGTCCTTTTTTCCCAGCAGGACAAGTACAAGCACTATGTAAATCATAGTCATCTACTTTCCAAAATGTACATCTGTAAGGTTCTTTTCCTGAGCCTTGAACTAAAAATTTAATCATTTTTTCCATAAAAACTCCTCCTTAACTTTTATGAGGTTTTGTTTTCTTCCCTCTCTTATATTGTATATTAAGTAATGATAAAAGTTAAGATGAATTTTATATAAAAAATAAAAAGGAACTAATAAATAGTTCCTATAAAAATAATTCTTTGTATATTCTATTATATTCAGATGAAATGTTTCCCATTGCCTCATAATTAGTTTTTAGATATATTTTTATGACCTCAATATATTGTTCATTATCATAAAAAGCTATGAGAATAGATTTTAAAGTTTGATAGTTTATACCTATTAAATAAAAATCATTTTCAATATTCCCAAAGGTAAAGTTTTCTTTATTAAAAATTTTTTGATCATATTTCTCCATAATATCATAAATCTTATGAACTTTTTCTTTGTTCCAACCATAACTTAAAGCAATCTTACTAATCTTATCTTCATGAAGAACTACTGAAATTAATAAATCAACTTTTTCCTCTAATGTTAACATAAAATATCACTCCTTCTGTATATTTTTCTTAAATTATATCATAAAAAGTTATAAAATCAATATTGCTACATTTTATCTTTTCCATGGTGGTAGTTTAGATGTTTCTACAGCACTTGCTACGGGTGTAATTTCAGGTACTATGATAGGTATATTAGAATCAAATACAGCGATAGATAATAGATTAAGATTAGCTCTTATTAGCTGGTGAAAATATTGTTCTGACCCATATAATTTATAACTTATCAAGTCCCATGTATCTCCACTAACTGTCTTATAAACCTTTACTTTTTTCATACTATCGCCGTCCTTCTTTTCTTATTTTGCATTTCTTCAATTACTCTTTTAACTTCTCTAGCAATATCTGTAGCACTTCCAGAACCACCATTGATGTTGATAGTTATAGTATCTCCACCCACAACTGTTCTTGAGTCATTTGAAATACTTCTAATTCTATCTTTTAATGATGATACTCTTGAAGACAAAGAGCTTCTAGTTTGTGAATTGTTAAGAATTCTAGCTCCACGAGGTAAATTAGCCATAACTGGAGAATTTACTAGGTAAGAGCTATTATTCATTTCTACAAGTTCAGCACCTCTTTCAGCGAGAGTTGTAAGTCCACCGCCAAAGTAGTTAGTACCAGAGTAGTTTTGAGCTACTTCTCCATCTCCTTTAAACCAGTTAAAAGGATTTAATTTAGAACCAAAATTTTTAATGCTTTCCCATTTTTTATTTATCCAGTCAAAGAATCCACTGAATGCTTCCTTAATCTTATCTATGATAGCAGTAGCACTATTCTTTAGTCCATTCCATGCATTAGATCCTATTTCAAGTAAAGCATTGAATTTATCTTTTATCCATTGCCATGTATTAGTGAAAGCATTTTTTATAGCCTTCCATACAGCATTTACTCCATTTCTGAACCATTCACATTTTTGATATAATACTACAAAAATACCTATAAATGGTATAAATAGAGCCTTATACTCTTTAATCTTAGCCCATACTTTAGCTCCTAACTCCATTAATGCGTGAAATTTATTTTTTATCCAAGTCCAAGTAGCTTTAAACCCTTCTTTTATAGCTTTCCAAGCTTTATCTACTCCTTTTCTAAACCATTCACACTTCTTATAAAGTAGGACAAAAATAGCAATAACCGCTACAATAGCTGCAATTATAAGCCCGACTGGATTAGCTACAAAAGCAGCTTTTAATGCTAAACCAACCATTTTTATAATGCCTATGAATTTACCACCTATAAAAGTCCCTATTTTTACGAATGTTCCAAAAAGTTTACTAGCTAGTGGAAACATTTTCTTTAAAGCAAAGAATACTCCACCTTTACTCTTAAAAGCTCCAAACTTATATAACCAACCTACACCTTTTGCAAATGGCCCTAATAACAGTTTGTTAGCAACCCCCATTCCTAAATTCATTGCAGCGAATCCAGCAACTAATTTGACTATGAAAGCCACTAGCTTAGGATTTTCTTTTATAAAATTAGCTATCTTTCCAGCGAATTCTTTTAAAGTATTTAGAGTTTCTTTAAGCTCAGGAGCTATGCTCTTTCCAATGTCAGCAAGAGCATTAAAAGCATTGTTTCTAAAAATTTTTAATTGATTAGCTAAAGTATTTATTCTATCTTGATACTCTCCGTTAACCTTTTCATTTTCTGATACAGCTTGTTTTGCTTTATCTAATTTCTCTTTAACTCCATCTAAGTTTTCTGATAGCACAGATAATCCGTTGATTACAGATTTATCACTTCCAAAGATATCACTAATCAATGCTGACTTGTCTGCGACATTAGAGTTTTTAATTTTTTCTAGTACTTTTAAGATAGTTCCCTCAGCATTTTCTGCCATTTCTTTATTTATAGTTCTAGGGTCAAATCCCAATTGTTCTAAAGCAGCTGCTTTATTCTTAGTGTTAGCACCTTGAGAAAGTTCAGAATACAATTTACCTAATACAGTACTTGTCTGTTCTGCAGTCACTCCAGTAGATATAAGAGATGTAGCAAACGCCATATTAGATTCTTTAGATAAGTTTATAGATTTAGCAAATCCTCCAGTTCTTGCCGATACATCTGCTAGTTGTGCAGCTGTAACAGAGTAGTTATTAGACAGCATATTAAGAGTATCCATGTATGAGAAAAGCTCATCTTTAGATAAATTTAATTGCTCTTTTGTTTTGGCCAAGAATGTTCCTGCTTCATCTGTAGAAATATCAAATGCTACTTTCATTTTTCCAGCCATATCTGAATATGCTACTATATCTTCGCCTTTTATTCCAGATTGTGCTAAACTACCTGCTATTTCATTAATTTCTATTTGTGATAGAGGGCCATTTTTAGATAATTCAGCTAGGTCATCATAGTATTTTTCAGCTTCTTTACCTAGAATTTTTCTTAAATCTGCTTGAGACTCTTCTACGTCCATATAGAATTTAACTGGAATAGCTAATGCTGCTCCTGTTGCAGCACCTCTCCTAAGTTGCTCACTTCCTTTTTTAGAGAATTGGTCTCCCATATCAGATATAGCTTGTGCTTTACTTAGATCCTTTTTCAACTTCTCTTGCTTCTTTAGTTCTTCATTAACTTCTTTTAACTTTTTCTTATAACCTTCTAGCTTAATTCCTTCGTTTTCTAAAGCACTTCTTGCTGCTTCAAAGACATGTTTTTGTCTTTCTTTTTGCTTATTTAGTTTATCAACTTGCTTCTCTGCATTCTTAACTTGCTCTTTAAATTCTGCTGTAACATTATTAGATTTAGCGTATGCTTTTCTAAGCTGTTCTAAATTCTTAGCCGCTTTATTGTACTCAGAGTTAGCATTCTTATATGCTTCTGCAACTTTGTCTAAATTCTCTAGTTTTTTTTGAGTTTTTACTAAGTCTTCTGTAGAGTCTTTTACTTCATTCAAAGACTTAGCTGCCTTAGATAAAATAGACATAGTTTCACTTGCTCCAGCAACTCCCATCTGCCAAATTAAACTCATGTCTTTAGCCATCTACTCCACCTCCTTAGTCATCATTGTTCTGTCTTTCTTCCTCTTCTTCTACAAACTTATTTGCTCTAGCTATCCAGTAGTCAAGTTCATATAAGCTACAATCCAACATAGAATCGTAGCTTACATTAACTTTAAAATAATTAAGAACTCTTAAAAGCTCTGTTATCATATCCAGATAGATTAAGCACCAGTTTCCTCTGTTGCTTCCACGGTAGTATCCTTCTGAGCCTCTTTGTCTTCCCAACCTTGACTCAAAAAACGTTTTACCCCATTCACCACTTTCAAGTAGTCTATAGATATAAGATTAAGTAAGTCTCCATACTTAACTCCAACTGATTTAGCAGCTACAGTTATAGCCCAAGAGTCTTCTAGTTCTTTTACAGCTCCAGCTTCTTTATTTCTTGCTTTGAATTCTCTTTCACACAGCATAAAATCTTTCCCTGTCATTTCTTCAATATTTATGTCTAGTTCATTGAATTCTTTTCCGCCGAAATTATATGTTTGTGATAATTTTACTTTCATTTAAGTCCTCCTTAATTTAACCCTAAGTATTTTCTAACAGCTTGATTAGCAAGCCCTTGAATTACATTTACATTGTTAAGTACATCTATTTCTACGACTGTTTTTCCACCAATCTCAAGTTTGAAATATGTCACAGATAAGTCTATAGATGTCTCTAATTTTCCACTAGGCTTCATTTTTAGCCCGTCCATTTTCTTGATTAATCCTTTGAAAGTTGCATCTACTCCATAAACATCTGCATTGTGTGTTTCTCTGTTCATAGCCTGAGCTGCACCTTTACATTCAACTAAAATAGATTTCCCATTATTAATTGCAAGTATCGACTCATCAACACAATCCATTTTGATTTTAGCTTCTAACTTCTTAAAGTGTCCCATTAAAGGCACTTCTAATTCAGCAGTTAATCCCATTTGCTCAGATGTGACTGTATCATACTCAATGTTAGGCAACTCTACCTCAGATATTCCAGCAAGGTCATTAGATCCATTGAAATATGTTTCAGCATCTATAAGAGCATTAGGTATTTGTTTTCTTCCCATTATTTCCCTCCTTTTTAAGCTGTTAAGCTTTCAGCAAATTTTTGTAATGCATCAACATCATAAACTTTCTTGAAAGTTATAGATTTTGCTCCTGGAATTATTCCAAGTTCTATAGTCCAAGTAATATCTCCATTTATGATATCTATCAAGCTATTATCTTCAGCATAGAAATTAACTTTAGCAGATAATAGTTGATCTGCAGCAACAAGAGCATTTAATCTAATATTCATAGATTTCTTCATTGTTTCAGCCATTTTTAAACTGAACTTTTTATCTACGTTGTTGAAATACGATATAACAAGCTCATTTCCAATGTATTTGAACATTCTACGACCATAAATGTACTTGTCTTTTGGGTCTGTTGCTAAAGGATTCTTAGCTGTTTCAGAACCCCAACATCTCCAACCTTTAAAATTAATAGCAGTAACAACTCCATTTTTATTTAAGAAGTTAGCTTGTTGTTCCTTATCTAATCTTATTTCTTCATAATTTCCACTAGCATTTTTCCATACAAAAGCATCCATTTTATATGAGTAATTAGATGGACCTTGACTAGGTACTCCATTATTTTCTCCATCTACTTTCATGGATAAAGCTGCATAGTGTATAGATTGATAATATACTTCTCCAGCAAGTTTGATTTTTCCATATAGCAATACCTGGTCATTGCTTAAAACATTGTTAGTTTCTTTCCATTCAACAAGCTCGTTATATTTCTTGTCAACTGGAGCATTTACTAATGCTATTGCTTCAAACATTCCACCATTTAATGTTTTAGCTTTAGTTTCCATGATAGCTGCAACATCACTTTCATGTGAAAAATCAGGAACATCTATGAAAGCAGGTAATTCACTATATTTCAAGAAAATTTCGTTTGCTAATTCTAGCCCTGTTCTTTTCATTGTTGTGCTATCAAATCCACCGATAGCTTCTGTTTTTGTAACCTTAGATAAGTCTACTTCTTCGTATTCTATATCTACATTATTTCCAGCTACAGTTGCATAAATTTCTAATCCTTCAGCAGTGTAAACCGTTCTTGCATCGGATATAACTTGCTTTCCTGTTGCATTTTTAACTACTACAGATTCTGGAATTACCTTGTGACTTGGTATTAGCACTTTTCCTTTTTCAAGTGCTTTATTAGCAAGTGTTTTCTTTTCTGATTTATGTGTAGTTAAATCTAAGATATTAACTATATAAAGTGGAGCAACCGCATACAACTCAAAGAAAACTTTGATAGCTTGTGATATAGAGAAATCTAAATCATAAGTGTCTCCAAAGTATTGGATAGCTTCCTGATAAGTTCCTATTCTCACTACTTCATTGACTTTTCTGTTCTCAGCTTTAACTTTGTGAATTGGTGCTGTTCCAACTATAAAATGCCCATAATCTAAAACCACAGGTAATTGAAAGGCTGTAGCCCCTTCTTGTTGGTATGTACCATGTTTATAACCCATTTCTACCTCCTAAAATTTAATTTATAATAAAAAAGAGGAGCTTTTATACTCCTCTTGGTGTTGATTAATTAGTTAATCCCATTTTGTTTAGTTTCGTTAATTTTTCTTCTATTTCTGCTTTTTCTCTTAATAACTTTGCTTTTATTCTAGTTGCTTCAGCTATCAAATGTTCAAACTCATCTTTTGCTTTACCTTTGTATTCAATTA